GGTATTTGCAACTAATGTATTGTCGCGAGCCGCTTCCATGCGGTCTCTTTCAGCACTATCTGGGTCTTTGCTATCTGAACCACCGCGACTTGAACTGCTACTGCCATCACCAGAACCAAAGCGACCTTGTTCATCGCGCTCTTGTTCCTTTTCAATAAATTCTTCAACTTGTTCTAATGCGCCAGCAGTATCAGATTTAGCCAACATTAGTTTTGCATTTGGATTTGCTGGTCTATCAACTAATGAAATTTCTACAATCTGTCCGTCAATAATTCTACCGTTAGCGGCTTTTGTATCTCTAACAATTCTTGGTGAACGAATACCAATTGAGAAACCTTTTAGCACACCTGCTTCAACTTTCTTAATGCTAACTGGGTCAACAACTAATGCAGAAATGTAATGTCCATCTGCTTTGCTATCTAATTCTTTTGCAACACCTGCGGCAATATTGCTATGTTGTTCTCTAATGTTACCGCCTGTTTTGAACCACTCTGGCATTGCTCTATCTAACCAACCTGCATCACAAATCTGTTGGTCAATATCTAGTGCATCATCAGTTGCCTTGCCATATACCAATAGCGTTCCATCATCTTGCTTTTCTTGTTTAATAATTGCGGCATATGAATGTGCTAAATCTGTGGTCATTGATTTATCCTTTTTCTTTTCTCTCTCTGCAATACTGTCTGCCCAAGTTTTACCTGCATCTCCACCCCATAGTAGCCATGCAATATAACCGCGAGAAGGATTTGAGGCGTTGCCCCAGTCCTTTCCTTTTTTGTCAACTTCGTGTCGTGCAAAATAGGATACCATGCGATTGATGGTTTTTAACGGTAGTGATTTACCATTTGACAAATCTCTAGCACGCGCAACTCCAACCATAGTGCCGCCACGCTTAAATTCTTCGCGTAACTCTAAGCCACGCCTTGCGTTTTCTTGTGCTCCTTTTGGTGGTACAAATCCATCTGCGCTTTTTTCTTGACTTACCACATGAATATTCAATGCCGTTAAATGGTCTTTGGCATCTTGTAGTGTTTTGTGGCAGGTGACAACGGAGTTATCTTCATCTTTGACTACTGGATAACCAGCGCAATCGTATGAGCCTTTTTCTCCAATGTGATATGGCATTTTTTATGCAGAATATGTAATTACTACTGCGCCAGCGGCTGATGCTGCTGCTGAAATTCCCCAGATTTCATCTCCAGAGTGCAACCATAATTGTAAATTACCATTAGCGGCAATAGGACGACCAACAGTTGCGCCTGATGTTGTCACTGTTGAGTCACCAATAAAAATTGATGCACTATGTCCATTATGAATTTGAACAGCAGTAAATTGAGGCAAACCTGTTTTAACGGTATGCAATATAGTAGCCGTTGTTTGTGTTCCTACATTTATGTGTTGTAATGCCATTTGTTATTCTCCATTCAAAATATAGTCTAATGCATCTTGTCCTATATCGCGTGTATCTACTACATAAGGCGCAATATCACAAACGCAATTTGGGTGTGCTGGCGGTTCGGTATCTCCGCTTGGGAATACATCACCAATACCGATAGGTGATGCATCTGCATTTTCTTGGCATAAATCGCAAGGGTCTGCGACTATCCACTCTACCAGTTCCGCACCGCTTTCTTCATACAATTCCCTAGAAGCAACAGATACGGCACTACTCATTTCAGTTTGCGCAATAGTTAATGCGCGGTCGCTATCGTCAAGCAAATCTTCCAATTCTGCACGCACACTTGCTGGTGTTTCACCTTTTGCCAACGCTCTGCCTAAGATTGTTCCAATTCTGTCTAGTGTGGTTCTATTTACATTTTGAATTGTTACACCACGCCTATCTAACAAATCAGATAATCCGCGAGGCGGTTTAATCAAATTAGCGGCGGCACGATTACCGGGCTTCCAAGTATCCCAGTTAATTGCCATTGCGCGTTGCAAATCTGCTTTTGATGGCGCTTTATTTATCTTTGCTTTTGCTAATGCGCTCATAGCAATATCTTGCCCAAGCGTGTAACTATCCACATAAATAGTTTGTAACGCATTGAACATTTCTTTGCTATTTGGGCGTATATGAATTTTGGCATAAGCGCGTGTTTCTTCTGTCGTTGTAGTTGCCGTAAAACCCATAGCAAAAAAATCATTTACAACGGCATCTACATCTATTGAAGCGCGCAACGCATCTCTCACAAGTTTTGCACGCCGAGCAGCAAGGCGTGTTTTTGCGCCTTGTCTTTTCTTCCACGCTCTGTTCATTTTATGCTAAATAGCGTTCGGCATACCAGCGTGCACTATCGTAATCTTTTGCAGTAACAAATTTGTTTAACACATCTGCATAGATAACTGGCACATCTTGAAAACGGAAAGCCCTATCTGGTGCTTTTGTTAAGAACCGCAGAAACTTTTTCAATTCCTGTTGTGCTTTAACTGCATCAGTTACATCTTCCTCTGGCGCATCTTCAATTGCAGGTACTTCTGTTTCGGCTTCACCATCATCTGTAAGTGTTTGTGTGCCATCAATTAACACCATACCTGTTTCTGTTACAAGATATGAACCAGTTGCAGTTGTGAAGATAGGAATATCTGCTTCTGGTGCTTCAATTAAAGGCAGACCAGAGCGTGACCGTGCTTCATTTAGCGTTAATGTTCCAGATTTGATATTTATATCAGCAGTGCGTGCATTGGCTTCTGTATCTTCTCTGCCACTTTCCATGAATTTGAATTCAAGTTCGCGTGGCATACCGAGAAACACATATGACAATTGTGAAATCATTTTTGCAACCCAATTTGCTAGCGGAATTGCGCCAATTACTTCACTGCTTTCTGCCTGACCTAATTGGAAACCTGCTCCACCCAAACCGCCTTTAGGACTAAATCCAATTTCAGAAGGTTGAACTCCAAAGTGTCCGCAAATGCTATTTACAAGATAATCGTCAAGCGTATCTTTGAACTTTTCGCCATAACCATCAAATTGAATTGGCTCCATACCGACTGGCAATAAGCGAACACGCTTGCGTTGTTCTGTTTGTCCTGCTAAATCGTTATTGAAAATGTTTTCATATGCGCGTAACAACTCTGGATTATTACCAAAGTTTGCATCTGTTTTCATCATCAATTCTGGTGTAACGCCATCTGTATATTCGGCGCGTATCCATTGCTGACGGCGCAAGTAAATATCTGCGAGTGGTAATGCGCGTTCAGTTGGTCCATATCCATACACGCTAGTTGTTCTGCGGTTCTTGATTAGATATGCCAATTCATCACTTGTAAATTCGCCATCTGCTTCTTCTGTTTCTGTCGGTGCGGTAAATTCGCTACGAGGGAAACCAAACAAGATTTGCTGATAGGCGCTATACGGTGGCATTGGTCGCATACCACGGTCATCAATCAATGGCTTAATTGTAGAACCATCAAGAATTTGCAATCCGTATAACTCTCCGCCAACAGATTTCTGCGGCCATATTGCCCATGCATCTAACACAAGGATTTCTTCAAGTGCAATATTTAACCAATCGTAAAATAATAATCCATTTGCCTTATCTGGTTGTTCCCAAAATTGGCGCACTCGGTTAATATCTTCGGTGTAATTATCTCGCGCAGTTTGCATAGCGCGTACTCTTGCGCCACCGATTTCGCTAATAATCTTTTCTGCGGCATCTTCGCCTAATGTAATATCCCAATTCAATCCAAGTATTTTTGCTTTTGTAACTTCAATACATCTGCGCAAAATGTCAATCTGGTCTGCCGCAGCGCGTAATGTTTTGAAAGGTGTTAAGCGTGTTTCTGTAATATTGATATTTTGTGCAACTTGATATTCATATCTGCGTGGGTCGGGTCTGCCGCTATCTGGATTAGGCGGATTAATTGCGCCCGGAACAATTGGCATACCAGGAGCAAATGGAACTGTCGCAAGATTAGGATTGCGTGGTAGTGCATCTGTTTGTCCGTATGTTGTTGTTTGCCCAATATTGTTGCGCATTTGTGTTTCTGTTAGTGCTACTGCTCCTACTGGTAAATTAGGTGCTTTAGTAATCTCTTTTGCAACTTTCTCTGCAAATCGGTCTATTAAACCCATTACATTAACCTCTCAAATTGTTTCCGCATTTAGAACAAATGCTAGCCGTTTTTGGTGATGGCATACCGCAAACTGTACATAATAATGCCATATTTGCTAATGCGAGCATACTAGCACCACCAGAGTTCAATTCTGTTATTGCCCACACTAATGCATCTAATCTGTCTGGGCTTTCTGCCGAAGTTGGAGTCCATTCACACATTTGAGTTTCAAGTTCAGAGAAGTATCCAACATGATGCACTTTGCCTTGCTCGTACAAACTGCTAATCGGTTCGGCGCGTAATTGTTTGCCTCTAGTGGCAGTTACCTTTTTTGTCGCAATAGATGCATCTACCTGTTTTAATAGCAAAATAACCATATCACCGCCATTGTTTGTTTCTGCAACAATTTTGTCTGCTTGATATTTGTGATACAACTCAACTGCCACTCTTGCCCAAGCATCTGGCGTTGTACGGATAGATTTATCATCAAGCACAAAGTAATCACCATTTGATGCAATACCAGCCGCAACTATGCCAGTTTCATCGCTAGTAGCGTTACCAGTTACCGCAGGGTCAATAGCAACTACAACCCGAACAAGTGGTGGTGCGCTATCCACCCGTGCATCGTCAATTAGTTTGCGAGTCCATAGCGCACCATCTACATTGTCCAGTATTTCTCCGTACAATTCTTGTCTGCCAAGGCGCGTGTTTTCATAACGCAATCTGTATTGCGCCAATGCACTTTCAGCTAGATTTGCAGCATTATCAAATGTTGAACCGCGCACTACTTTTACATTGTCTTGTGTTATTAACTCTTTGATTAACTTAATTGGCTTTGGTGTGGTTGTAACAATAGTTTGTGGAAATTCACCTAAGCGCAAACCAAATTGGTACTGGTCCCATGCCTCTGGATACTTAAATGCTGCTAACTCATCAAACCAACCGCCATGGTGTTGCGGTCCGCGTAGGCGTTCAGGTTCTTCACCAGAAAACAATTTGATGCGTGACCCATTTGTTAAAAAGATTTCACCGATTGAACGATTGTAATCTTTTAGCGTGCCATATTGGCGTAACACATTAACAATACCGCTTTCACCTTCTGCGCAAGTATCTCTAGCATCTCCGTAAGTAGGCGCAACAATAGCCCAGCGTGTTTTAGGTTTGCTAGATGCTTCATAAGCCAACCACTCTGCCGCCGTGCGTGTTTTACCAGCACCACGCCCTGCTAAATATAACCAAGTTGTCCAAGATGTATCTTCGGTTGGTATTTGTTCAGGTCGTGCTAACTGGTTAATCCATCTAACTCTGCGGCTGACTATTAAGGATAGCGACAAGTCGTTTGACTTCATCATCAATTGTGTCTCGGTCATAGATACTTACCTCAACTTGTGCCTTCGTAGGCATATCCAAACCAAGCAATCTGGCACGCCTTTCCATAATCTTGATTAACGCTAACACTAACCGTGCGCGAGTATTAGCATCTACATTTTGCGTATCTGTTAAGTCTCCCCATATAGCGGCTTGCGCAATATCTAATCTATCCATTTCAGATTTGCGCACTTCAACTACATCTTCATAAACAATTCTGTTACACGCACTCAAATATGCTTTATGCGCGC